ATGATTCAATTCAAATACCCAGAAGGCGCAGAACAATTCGACGCAGCCGCATTTAACCAAGACGGCACTTTCATCATGACCGGCCACCGCGAAGAGTGTGAGCAAGCTGCGATTGATGCGCGCGGCTTGTACTGCTTATGGATTAACGGTCGCCCTGTGGTTAAAGGTGACTTTGAAGACCGCGAATAACCAAACGGCGGGGCAACCCGCCTTTTTCAAAAAGATTAGACCATGACCCCATCAACTTTATCAGCCCTTCGGCGACTACTGTTTTTTACCCAGCCAGAGGCGGCGGCACTGATTGGCAATGTCACCGAACGCTCTTGGCAGTTTTGGGAGCGCGGTGACCGCCCGATTCCGCAAGATGTTGCGGACAAGATTGAGTCGCTGATTGAGTGGCGCAGCAATGCCGTTCAAGCGTTTCATGACCAACTCGAAGAGGCTCAAGCAGCGCAGGAAGGGGGTGAGCAAGAATCTGTGCGCCTGCTGTGGTATGACACCGTGGACGATTGGGCGACACTTAACGACAGAGAACCAATACTATTCAGGCCGCACCAATCGGCGGTGGCCCAGCTTTGCGCCGAATACGGCTGCATAGCGGTACGGTTTGATGCCCCAGCTTACCGTGCCTGGCTTGGGGATAGGCTCGATAGCGAGATGATGCGGGGGCTTTGGGCTGGAGGTCAGTAATTTTTTGAAAAAAAAACTCAAAACCCCCTTGACTTGTTCGCATTCCCGAACTAGAATACAGTCATTCCGGTAGCAAATGGCAAGCCGGTTCTCTAGGAGATTCAAAATGTTCATCGGAAACGTCAGCGGAAAAGAAACCATCAACAACAAAGCTGCTGCAATCGGCCTAAAAGCTGGTGAAGCTTTACGTGGCTTGGGTGGCTACGGTAAACCCGGCGTAACTGGTAATACATACCCAGTTAAAGAACAACTCAAGGCTGCTGGCGCAAAATTTGACGGCGAAAACAAAGCTTGGGTATTTGATTCTTGGGAACAACTAGATCAAGCACTTGACAGCCTCGCAGCCTAAACCGGCCCCATCTTCCGCGCCCACTCAAGCCGCTCAAAGTCGTCGCGGCAGTCCACATCGCAAAAGTTCTGGCCCTGTGGCGTCGGCGTGTCGCAATAGTAGCAGCGGCCTTTGTACACCAATCCAGCCCGCCCTAGTTGCGCCTTGAGCGATGCCGCCAGGGCTTTCTCCGCTTGATCGTTCCCCAAATCGGCTTCATCGGGCATGGCCCACACTCCAATCCGTTGCCTCAATCAGGTCATTCAAGCGGCCTGCGCACACAGCGTATTGCTGCTGGGCGTCGGCTATCCAGCCTGCTATTTGGGTGTCGGTGCTGCCTGCGTCGTTGGAATCGGTGGGAGTTCCGCTGGCACTTTCTGGCGCAGAGCCGGGTTGATGTGCGGGTAAACGTAAACCGGTTCCGGCGTTGAGCAAGCTGACAGTGCCAGCGCTAAGGCACTGGCGGCCAGTGGTCGTTTTAGAAAGGGCATTGTGTAAGCTCCGATTCAGTTCATTAATAGTATGCTCACGCTGCAATAGCTGCGCGGCGAGCGTGTCTTGCTTCGCTGTTTGAGCCGCTTTGGCCTTGGCTTCGCCCTCGGTACGCTGGCGCTCTTTTTCAAGCCAAGCGGCCTCGCTGGCGTCGTAGCCAGCTTGGTAAGCGAAGTAACCCAAACCAGCCAAAAGCAGTAGCGCCACCGCTGCTGGCCAGAATTGCCGGAGCGCCAGCATCATGCCCCCGCCCCTTTATTGACGCCGCTGTCAATCGCCCAGCCACTGTTGAATGCCAGGGCAATCAGCGCCCCATCGCTCATAACGAGCTGGCCGGTTAGCCACATTGTTGCCGCCGTGCCCGCAAAGGTGAGCAGCATGAGCAACGTGGCATCAGCATGATCACGCACCAAGTAATCAGCTAAGTTGCCCGCAATCTCTCCCCGCATTTTTTTCTTGTAAAAGTGGGCTAGCATGCCCACCATGCCAGCCACGGTAAAAATAATCAGATTCCGGGGGCTGGGTAGATCGAGTGCGGGCGCAGACCAAGCCCACGCGAACACGGGCATTGAAAGCAGCAGCCCAGCTAAGAAATAGTGTTTTTTCATGATAATTTCTCCGAAGAAATGGGCGCAAGACCGAAGACGGCCCGTGCCCGGTTAGTTAACTCAATGCGCTCTGCCAGTCCGTTTGTGCCGCCGTTGATGCGGCGCGAAAGGGTGAGCAAGTCGTTTGCGTCGGCAAGGTACTGACAGCCGCGTGACTGCCAGTAGTACAGGGCGCTCTGCACTGCGTGAACAGGCTGCAAGAGCAATTCAGGCGTGTTAATCAAGTCCAGCCCGAGCGCGATTCCGGTCTGCGCGTAGTTGTTTTTGAGGGTGGTTTGAATCAGCCCCCGGCCTCGATACTTCCAGCCCTCGCCTGAGTTTTCGGGGCCATTCCCCCCGCGATTCGCATAGACGTAATTCGCAATCGCCTGCGGCTTATTCGCGAAGTCTGCAGCGGGCCTGCGACCATTCAATAACTGCCGCGCATCGCCGTTATGAAACCGGCTGGGCCACACCCGGCACAGGGCTTCGGCGCTGTAACGTAGGTTTTCTTCAACTGCTGAAAAACGCCCGCTTTCATGCGCAACTTGACCGAGGAAAGCCGCGAGACGCGCTGCGGTATCTGCTGCGTATTTGTCTTTCAGCGAGTTGATATGCGCAAGATAAAGCGCCGCATTGGCGGGCTTTGCGCCCGTAGCGGCGCACAGTTGTTCGACAGTGAGCTGCATAGTTAGCGCCGCAAAAAGTGGTCAACCACAAATGTGACCAAGCCGCCAAACAAGCTGGCAAGGCCCATGCCCGCCCACAGCGCGCCCCGGCTGCGGTCAGCCATCGCGGTGAGGTGAGTTACTTTGGTTGCAATGTCTTTAACGTCGGCTTGCAGGGTCTGCACTTGGGCTTCTAAGCGCCCATATTCTCGAGGGTCGATCATTTGATTACTCGGCTGTTGGTTGCGGCGCTCCGGCCCAATATATTGAAGTGATTGCATTTTTGTTTACCCAATAAAAAACCCGCTCTGCGGCGGGTTTGCTGGTGCAGCGGTTGATTTGGTTGATTAAATAGTCTTGACAGCAACAAAGGGCCGACCGTCTTGATAGATCCCGAACACTTGCCCGACAGCGCGACGGTATTGATCAAACGACACCTTATCTGGCGAGACAAATTCAGCGACGATGCGGCCTTTGCGCTTGACGGGCACCAGATAATCACCCACCGCCCACGTCGCATCACTGGGCACGTTCACGGGCACACGACCCGCGTAAGCAATACGGTCAACAGTTTGTCTGGCCGCTTCGAGTTTTTCTAAGAATGCTGCCAGGGCTTTCTCATAGCTATCAAGCTCGATTTGATGCGCCGCCCTGCTCTGCTCGCACTCGCTTTCATGTTGAGATTTAGCAGCACGATAAGCCGCGCTATCAGCTTCCCATTTTGCTAAGCGCACATCAAAGTCAGATTCGCCTTGCTCTGTCTCTGTTGCATCGGCTGGCGCTTCGGGTTTCTCGCCAGGGTCTGCAGGGCCTTCGTAAGCGGGAAGATTAAGCTGGGGCGCGTCTGGTCGCTTGCCGATGACGTTCTCATCTGCCCACACATCTCCCCCCACCAAGCAAGGGTCTGTACTCTTGATGCCAAATGTCACGGCGCTGTCAAACAGGTGCGTCAGCTTGCCCTCCGCAGTGCGGCCAACCAAGTCACCTTTTTTAAGCAGCCCGACCGATTGCGCGTCTGCCTGCTCATATTCGGCGTAGTCCGCACCGCTGGCGTTAATCGTGCCGTGGGCGTTGATACTGCGCAGCGTAGTCGCGTCTCGGTTGACTTTGACCGCTGCATTTGCCGCATTACCCACAGAGCCACCAGACACGCCGTACACCGCGAGAGAGGTTTCAACATCGCCATTAACGAATAAAGTGGCGTTGCCAGCGTTGGAAGTTACAGATTTGCGGATTGTGTGCTGAGAGCCGCTGCTGATACCAACTAACAAGTTTCGGTTTGTGTCCAGTCTGGCCCCTTCGTTAAAGCCGCCAGCGCAAAGGACTAGGTTTGTGTCGGAACGCAAAGCCAAATCAGAAGCCGCGCCACCGCTTACTAATGTACTTGCCTTCCCAAGGTAGCCGGTATATGTTCCATCTTGAAACAAGGCAAAATTACCGTAAGACACCAGTCTTGCATTGGCTCCATTTGACGCAGTGCCCAGCAAGAGAGCCCCAGAGCTATCTAGCCTTGCGCCAAGCGTTGCGCCGGTTGTATAGAAGTCGAACCCGCCACCGGCGCGGTTAACAAACTCAAATGGGTTTGCGTTAGCAGGCACTACGTTTAGCTGTTGGCTATTGTGAATCTCCAAGCCGCCATTCATCCGCATGACGGAGGAATACGCGGGTGCAGAGGTCGTGTTGAGTAGAAGCTGACTACTTGCATTCAGCGTCATGGATTGAGTGAAGCTAATAGCGTTGCCTGCGGTGCCAGACGGGGCGGTGAACCAAGAATGTGCGCCGTTAATGGCTCTGTATAAAGTTGCTGGTTGACCAGTCACTTGATACCGCCAGCTTGCATTATCTCTGTACGCAACAGTGGCTACGTTCAAGCTGTATTCATAACCGCTTGAGATTGCGCCCCATGGGAGCTGCAGGGCTTTATCCCCTGCCCACGCAGGTATCGTACTCGCAATCCCCACGTTCTGATTAAATGTAACCTGACCGGCTATCGTCTGCGCTGCGGTTGTGATTCGATCAAGCGCATTAGCGCACGCACTGGCGAGTGCGGCTAGCGTGGCCTTCGCCACGCCGGAGTAAGTAAACGTCGAGTTGGGCGACGTCATGAAGCTGTCGAACTGGTCGAGCGTGCTGTTATATTTCTGTTGCAACGCCAGCATGTTTGCAGCAACTTGTGACTGGCTGTTGGCCGTGAAGTTTCGCACGATGCCATACGCTTGCGCGCTGGCTGTTGTGCCACCGTAGACGCTATAGAGCTGCAACACGGTATCGCTCGTAACAATGTCGATCTCGTATATTTTGCCGTCTGGCGCAAAGAAGAGATCACCGGCTATCACGTTTGACGTAAATGCCGTGCCGGTGCCGGTGACGGTCTTGCTGCCGTTGGTCAGCGCGACGCTGCCAACTCTGTACCAACTTGTTGCTGCCATTTTTGAGGCTCCAATAAAAAAACCCGCCGGAGCGGGTTATGTCGGGTTGAATTACGTTTGCTAGTTAAACTTGATCGAGAGTCCAGGCGATGCCGCGAATTTGAATAGCCCGCGTCGGGTCGCTTAAATTGCCGGGGCCAATCCAGTCAAACTTGATATAGAAGCGGCCCTCGGTATACCCGTTGGGGGAAGTGCCAGCACCGTCGCCGACAAACACCGTTGCGCTGGCAATGCCAGTTAGCCCACCACCCCAGCTAATTTGGTCGCTAATGTTGCACGATGCCAAATACTTCTCAGTGCTCGCAGTGGCCCAATCGCCTGTTGAATTGATGCCGGTGTCAATAATCGTTGACCAAGTGCTATTCATGCCCAGCACATCACTGATGACTGCATAACTACCACTGGCTTTCACATTCGGCGCGCTAACCAGCGTGCGGGCAAAGTAACCGGACCCATCGGCATTCAAAATAATATTGTTGCCTACGCGCAGAAAATTCTGCCCACCCGTTGCGCCCAGGTTAATAAAGTTGGTATTCCCCGTGTTTTGCATGCGCCCGGCTGTTACCTTGCCGATGTTCGCCGTGATGCTCGACAAGCTGTTTACATTCATTTTGTCAGCCGTAATCGCCTGGGCAACGATCTTCTCTGCTGTGACCGAATTGGCTGCGAGTGAGCGCGTCACGATTGACCCATCGACCACCAGCGCGCCGTTAATGCCGACCGTTGACTGACCATTCACCAAGCCAATAACAAAGGGGTATTGCGGCGTGCCCCCGTTGCCGCTGGGTAGTACCACGGCGAATTTATCCACGGTGACCAGCATGGAGCTACCAGTTTGCGTGTTGTTCGCAAGCTGGATGCCGGAGATGTGCCCATTGGCATTCAGCGTCAACACCCACTGCGCTTGCAGTTGCCCGTCGGCACTCGCTCTAACGCTGGCTTCTTGATTGATGGCTGCTTGCAGGCCATTGGCTTGGGCTTGTAGCGTTGTTATCAAGCTGCTGAGGGCGTTATCGGCATTGGCTCTTGCCAGCACTTCGGTGCTGATTGCTGACGCATTGCTATTACTTTGCGCTTGCAGGGCGGTGAGCTGGCTGGACAGCGCATTGTCTGCTGTGGCACGGGCGGTTTGCTCGACCAGTAATGCCGCCGCTTGATCTGCCACCAGTGCGGCCAACGCCAGCCGTGCCGTGGCCTGTGCTTGTAGCTCGGTGGTGTTGGCCGTGATATTGAACTCAGCCGTGGCCAAGCGCAGATTGTGCTCTCGCGTCAGGCTGCGGGCGTCATCATTCAACAACGCCAGCCGTTGCAGCGCCTGGGCTAGCAGACCTAGCTCATTTTTAACCAATTGTGGGTCAAGCGCCCCGGAGAGAATGGCGAGCTGAGTATCGACATACGCTTGTGTAGCCCGCAGCGCAATCGAGTTTGCTTGCTGCTGTAGCGTTGTTTCAGCCGCTGTTAGTCTCCCGTCTTGCACAACGATCTGGCTGGCTTGCGTGGATTGCGTAGCATTGACGCCGTTGATCTGTGTTTGCACGCTGGTTAAGCGTGCTTCCACGTCGGTCGTAATCTGCGCCGTGGCTTTGAGTACGATCTGGCCCGTGGCCTCGTTTACATCGACTGTCGCGGTCGATACGCGGCGCTCGGCCCGCAGTTGATCTGCTTGTCGATCTAGTTGCAAGATCGCTTGAAACAGGGCATCCGCTGCGCTGTTGAGTTGGTTGCGCGTGTCACTGCCCTGCTCTGTCAGCGGCGCAATCGCTTGAAAACTTGAGCGCAGCGGCGCGGTTAGTTGGGCCTCGGTAATGCTGTTATTGAGTTGATTGAGCAGCGCCGAAGGGTCCGCACTCGGCGACCCTGCCACGCCCGCTAGGGGGCTGGCGGGGAAAAACTCGGAAGCATTGCCGCCGCTGTCGATCAGACGGCACCAATAGTACGCGACGCTACCCGGCTGGCGGCCAGTATGTCGGGCGGTGTTGCCCGGTGTGCGAATACTGGCAAACGGGCTGGCAGTGCTGCGGTCATTGGTGCCGCTCACCCAAAACTCAATGAATTGGAGATCTGACTTGGGCGCATAAGCAGCGGACAGCGCGACTTCAAACAAGCCCGCCGTGGTGGTGAGCGAACTGGGCGCTGCAGGCCGATTACCGGTGGGGGTGTATTGATACGCGGTACATTCTGCGAGCGATTGCAGGCTACGACCAAAGGTGTTGTAAGCGGGGAATTTCAGCCACAGCGGCTGGCCGATTTCTTCACGCGGAATCGGGAACTGAAACACGCCCGCATCGAGCCGCATAAACGCCGAACCTTGGGGGTGTGCAGCGATGTTGCTGCCGCGCTGGCCACGGCGCAAATAGCCGAGGGTATAGCGATTCGGCGCGACGAGCTGCGCGGTTTGAAAAGAAACGATCTCACCATCCACATAACAGAGCGTATCGCCAGCGTCGGCCCCGGCTTGGGTCGTGCCCGCCAGCACGCCACCAGAGACGGTGAGATTGACGCTGAGCTGGTTGCTAGTGTCGGGGTCTGCGCCTGCGGGCAAGGCTGCGGATAAGACGCCATGGCGGGCGGGGCTGGTAATCGTGCCAATGCGCCGGTATGACGCGTTATCACGGCTCACCCACACCTCGCAGCCACCCCAATAGGCGCCGCCGCTGGTGCCAATCCATAGCTCCGTATTCGGTGCGACCATGACATTAGGCGGCTCAAACAGTACCGGCGTGTTGCTGGGGCCGGGCGCAATGTCGCTATTGAGTGCGAAGCTGGTGGGTACTTGAGTGGTATAGCTGGCGCCACTCGCACCGCGCGGAAAATCTTCGGCGGTAATTTGATAGCCGTCGTCATCTTCATCAATCGCGATGATACGCACGGGCAGCTTATCTAAGCCCAAGCCCACATCCGTGAGCGTCACAATATCCATGGGCTCTAGCAAAGCGAACTGCTCACCAACGCGGAACTCATACTCGTTGCGCACTTGCTGAAAGCGAATCAGCCTGTGCTGCGCTACTTTAGTTGCCAAATCGGTGGTGGTGATGGCTTTATACGTAAGGCCAGAGGCGGGCCGCTTGCCGTACAGGTCAATCGCGGCTTGGTCTTGCGCCTCGACGGTGGCGACGTTGTATTGATCGGCACGGTTGACGTACTCAAGCTTAACGCTGTTGTAAGCATCCGCATTCCGCTTGCGCTTGACTTGAATCGGCGCGTCTTTATTCAAGAAATGATCGGCATTCAGGTCATACACCGCCGCGTTATTGGGCACGTAGCTGGCCCCGTTGGCCGTGGCGGCTTCGTCACCATAGGGAACCAGTTTTAGTTTGCCCTCCGACCAGACCGCAGCGCTGTTAGTAATGTCGAGCCATTCGCGCAACCAGTCTGCTGCGGGCCGCGCCTCACTCAACACGGGCGAAATAAAAAAGCCGTTGGCCGTGCAGTAAGCACGGTAGGTAGCATCGCTGGCCAGCATGGCGGCGGGGAAGCCTGCGCCGTAGCGCGGGTTGGTAAGCAGTTGGTTTATGCAGTCTGCCGGGTGGGCATCACCGCTGGCCCTCTCTGCCGCGCGTTTTACGGCGCTTTGAGCCTCGAATGAGTAATTGGGTAGGTTGGCATCACTGCCCAGGCTTAAACCGCCTGCAGCGGCGTATGCGAGGCCTGAATAAGGCACCGCTTGATCTGGGTGTTTCGCCGTTAAGTAGCCCCATACGGCTTGGCTGGTTTGGCCGTTAAACAGTGACAGCCCGGCGTCCGCAAGGCTTGAGTTTGACTTGTCGGCCCAGACGCGCTCGATGCTTTCAATGGTGCCCTCGGCGATGGCAAGCATGATAGCGGCTGAATAAGTGTAACTAGTGCGCGTGGGTTGCGCGCCGCCACCTGCGCCCTTGCCGCCGCCCCCGCCGCCGCTTTGCGATTCGACATGGGGGGTAGCGACGAAATCATTGTAATAAAGCAATGAGGCCGCGATACGGTTGCGCCCAAACAGCACCGGTACCGCTTGACCCGCCGCGCTTTGCTGAATGCGTAGGCGGTCAATTCGCTGATCTTCGGTATTGATGGTCGGTGTACTAGCGAACCCCACAAGCGGCCCCTGAAACGAATTGGTTTAGCCGGTAGAAACCAGCGAATTTGTTAGCCAGCGGGCCGGTGTCGGCGCGGCTTTCTGTCACTATGCCCTCAGCCCGGTAGGCATGAATAATGGTGGGCCAGTCAACCACAATCGCCGCGTGCGCGGGCTGGCGGCCGACGGTGAACATGGCCACATCGCCCGGCAAACCGAAGTCCACCGGCGTGGCGTAGCGTTTTAAGACTTCAACAAACAAGGGCTGATCACTGTGCAGCATCCAGTCTTGTGAATAGTCGTCTGGCTCGAAAGCTTTAATCAGCCCCGCTTCGGCGTACACCGCAAGCAGAAATTGCGCGCAGTCCACCCCGGCCCCTTTGCAGCGCGCCTGGTGGTGCCAAGGCGTGCCCAGCCAGCCTCTTGCAATAGCGAGGATGTTTTCTCGATCTGTCATGGTTAAAACGCTTGTTCTGGTTGCGGCAGATAAGGCATGCCCCGGAAGCGGGCGAGGTTGTTAAACTTGCCCGCACAGGCCGCTTGGGTCTTGTTGCAGCCTGGATAGAGCTGCGCGACTTGCCCGGCTTGAGGCAGCAAAATTACATTGCGGGCCAGCGTTAGATCACCACCGACTTGCTTCAAAATAGTGACGCTGCTGCCCGCGTTGTTGCCGGTCACGAAGGTGATTGAGCCGCCGTCAAACCAACCATCGGCTTGGGTAACATTGGTCTTAATCAGCGCCCGTGTGCTGTTAGCCTGCACGGTAGCGGCAAACATGTAGCTGGCGCGATTGACGCCGCAATCTTGGTCGTAAAGACTGTACCCGCACGCCGCCTGAAACTTGTTGCGCGGCATCTCGATATTCAGCAGATCGAGCTGGCTGTTGATTGTCATGCGTACTTTGTAGCTGTCGCACTCGACCTCGGCCACCGCCCCGGAAAAAACATAAACCGTGCCCGCAACTTGATACGGTGCGGCACCAGATAAATAGGCTCGCTCAACACTCACCGCCGCGCCATCGAGCACGCCGAGTTGCGCCCCTGCGGTGAACGCCAACGGCTCGGCCTGCGTGGCGTCGGTATTGATCGTGACTTGCAAGCTATCGACTTCGATGCCAACACGTAGTTGCACTTTTTCACGCGCAATGCGCGTGCTGATGTAGTTGCTGCCGGACCAAAACAAGTCGTAAGCATGGTCTGTGAGCGTGTAGCTGGTGCCACTGGCCAGCGTGATGCGGTACAGGTTGGCGGTAGCGACAAAGCTGTGCGATTCGATTAACGACCGCAGCTGGGTGCTGGCTGTCTTCATCGCGCACTCACCATTTCCACTTTTTTGGCAGACCAAAGCTGATTGAGAAAGTTATCAAACTCCATGGCATCATCTTTGAACCGCACGCGGTGGTAAAACTCACCCGACCAGGTGATGGGCCCCGCAACGGGCGCCGTGATGAATTGAATGCGGCCTTTGTCGAGCAAGGAGAAGCCATAGGCTTGATCGCCGTTGACGTAAACAGCCGGGGCCCCCTTAACTTCATCAATCGGCATCAGAAAACCGCCGATATTCGCAACAAGCTGAAAGATCGACGTCACGCCATCGGCTACGCCTACCGCTTGCAGCGAGACCGTCTTTTGCTCGGGCAGGCTGATTAGGAATGGCTCATAAGCACCCTGCCGGGCCAAAAAAAAGCCTTGCAGGGTCTCTAGCTCGGCGAGATCGCTACGGTTGCGCAAGAACTCATACTCAAGCGTAATGGACCACTTGGGATAGACCCAGCGCTTTTGTCGATACTCCACGCCGCTGCTGCTTTCCGCAATCTTTGTGGAAAACATCGGCTTGAGTTTGCTGCCGAACTTGAGGCCCGGCAGGCTTGGGTAAACGGCGAGTGGCATTAGCGAACTCCGTTTCGAGTTGCTGCTTTAAGCGCTTGGGCGAGCTCACGTTTATGTGCAATGAAGAAATCGCCCGCAGAAACGCCCCCAAGAACAATAGGGGCGGCATTTGAGGCCGCCTGCGTGTCGGCACCGGTCTTACTATTTGTATAAACTTCGGCCATGTCGCGCAGCGTATTCCCATACACTCTCGGCAACACCATTTCCTCTTGGTGAAGTTGGGTTAGCGGGTTGTCACCAAAGCCAATATCAAACCCGCCTGATGCGGACTTGACCATGGCGCGATAGCCGAGCACCAGCGCTAACATGGCCGCCGCAGCTGCGACAGCGAGACCCGGCCCGACAATCGGAATGGGCGCTTGTGATGCTGCCGCACCCGCCGCCGCGCTGGCACCCTGCCCGCTAATTTTTGCAGTTGCCTCGGTTGCCGTTGCCTCAATTGCTTTAGTAGCGCCCTCACCTTCAAGCAGCCTTTTCTTAGTCTCAAAACCCATCATGGCCATCAACTTGGTTGATTGCATCATCAGCCAGCGCTTGAGTTGCTCCATGATTACCTGCTGAATAAAAACACGGGTTAGCTCGGCATAGATTGCGCGCATTGCCCCCTTCCAAGTCAGCGTGCCGTTCATCATTGCTTGCAAGCCTTTATCCCAAAGGCTTGTCATTGATGAAACGAGGGTTTCGTAAAACTGCATTCCTTGCTTGGTCTCGCGCTGCTGGATGCCGGCGATCCGCATTGAGTGCGCATAATGCACTTGGGCTAACTGTTGGTTCAGTCGTTCCAACTCTGCTGGGTCTTTCGAGGGGTCAAGCTTGGCTAGCTCGATTCTGGCCAATTGCGCATCACGTTGAACAGCAAACTTCTGCTCTTCAAAGCGGCGTAGTAATTGCAGATATTCCGCTTGGGAGATTTCGCCGCGGATGAGACGCTCCTCGGTGGCCTCTTGCTCTAGCTCAATTTGCTTTTCCCAACGGGAATACATCCCGTCAATAGACGCTGCAGATAGCGCCGCTTCTTCCTTATCTGACTTTTGCTGAGCATCAATAGATTGTTTAAGTTGCTGGATTCGGACTGCATTTTGCTTTGACAAGATTGCCAACACATCATCTGACCCCGCTTTTACCTGCCCTTTCTTGCTTTCCCAATAAGCAAACTCATCATTCAGGTCGTAGCTTTTGAGCTGATTCTGCAACTCGAATTGCTGCTTGAGTACGGTTAGCTCGGCGTCCCACTTGGACATGCTGGATTTATTGTCAGCTGACTTTTCACCTGCCGACCCGCCACCGCTCCCAAACTCGGGGGCGTTGCGACCCTTTTTCTTTGGACGCTTGCCAAAATCGAATGCATCCTCCGCATCCTTTGCCCCTTGGGCATTCTGGCGATCTGCCAGTGCTTGATAGTATCGAAGCCGGTTGTTTGCTGTTTGCAATTCCTCATACTTCTCAGCAAGCGCTTTGTCGTAAGCTGCCAGCATATTTTTGCTGCCAATTCCACCACGCGCCTCTTCTGTTGCCCGCTGCGATTCAAGCTTAGCTATTTCTTTGTTAATCTTTTCAATGTCAGCTCGCGCTTGGGGTAGGCTGGTCGTGGTTGATAAGCCGATGCCCACCAGCGCCGACCACCAGCCGCCAAACGCCTTCCTGCCCTCAATTAACTCGGTGGTTACTTTGGTTAGAGCTGGCATAACCGAATTGCCGATGGTCGTGACCAGGCCTTTAAATGCGGAGCGAAGCTTATCAACATTGTCGCCGTATTCGTCAGCGGCCTTGACCATCGAATCGCTCATGGTTGCCCCGAGCTCAATGCCTTCCTTTCTCAAGTCTGCTATGCCTTGCTTTCCTTGGTTTAGAAATGGCAATAAATCGGCCCCAGCGCGTCCAAATAGCGCGGTGGCAAGAGCAGCTTTATTGGCCCCATCGTTGTACCCAGAAAATTTATCGGCAACCTCGATCAAGAGGTCTTCGGTGTTTTTTAGTTTACCTTCGGCATCGGTAGTGGAGATACCCATTGCCTTAAGCGCCGAGGCTGCATCTCGGCTTTCTTGGGTCATTGCAGATGACTTAGTCGCAGCCTCAGAGATATTTAAACTAAATTTTTTAAGGCCGGTTTCAAGCTGCTCGAATCCAATTCCATTTGCTTGCGCAGCATAGGCCAGCTGACTAAGGTTGCCCGCTCCAATCCCGACTTTTTGCGATAAGTCGCTCAACTGCCCAGCCACCTTTGCGGTTTCCATGATGATGCCTGAGAATGAAACACCACCGATAACGCCAGACAAACTAAGTATTTGGGGCGTTACCTCTTTGACCTTTTCAGTAAATTTTGAAAAGCTGGCACCCGCACGCTCTGCGCGCTCTCTCATCGCATTGGTTTTATCTGCAAACTCTCTTGCTGCGCGCTCAAGGTCTTGCCGAAGCTTGGTGCTATCAGCCCCAATGTTAATTACAGCATCGCTCATAAAGCATCCAAGAAATCTAAATCAGGGTCATCCGGGCGCCCCTGCGTAGTTGGTAAAATCGACATTAAGGCTTGCATTTGACCCGCCACATCGACCTCTGTCTTTTCATTTAAAATGAATTTAGGCGTGAGCGCCCCTGCTCCATCTTTTCCATACGCGCCAATGCTGACGGCGATGCGTCTTGCCTGTATGTGAACTGGTGGAAAGTCATTCCAGTAGTCCAGCATTAACCATGCATCGCTAAGTGTAAATTTGGCCCGCACCTGGGCTGGCGACATTCCGCACGCTGTGGCGATATGGGCCACAAGATAGGGCCAATTTACTTTCCGCTGGAGCGGACCTTACTCTTGGTTTCGCTGGCGATATCACGACCGACCTCGGGCATATTCATCCGTTGCAGAATCAGTACGGCAGATAGAAATTGATCGGTTGTTAGATTCGCTTTGATGTATTCCGACGTAATGCTGGGGTAATTTCGTTTTAGCGATAGAAAAAGAACATCAACAAGCGCCGCTTGCATTTGTGAATACGTCTCTGAGCTAGGGGCGCTGGCGTTTTCTTCAACAAGTTGATGTAGTCGATCAAACTTATCAGCCTCGGATAACAAGAGCGACGGCACAATCAACTGCGTCTGACCGAGCGCCAAAGCAAGCCCCTCGAAGGGGACCTGCTTTGCAGCTAACTCTCTCGACAATTTGAACTTATTTAGAGTTGATATAAGTCCCATGGTTGCTTACCAAAAAGAGAGATAACCAACACTGCCAGCGCCGTTGTCAAACGCTTGCGCTTCAAAAGGTTGTTGCGCGAAATCGTCTGACTTGAAAGGCAGCATGAATTTACTCGACACGCAGCTATGCAGCTTCACCGCTACAGTCTTGCCATCGAACCGGTTGCACATGACGATTGAAAAACGCGGACTAGCGCCCATGAGGCGGTTATTGATATTGTATGTTTTTGCCCCAGCGCTGGTGGTTGTGTACTCATAAGAGCGCAGCAGGGCTTTGCCCGCAGCACTGGAGTGAAGCGTGTAAACACCTGCGCTCACACTATACTCGCCAGCCGCCGGGGTTGCAGTGACGCGGCGAAGTGGCTGGCCAGTGGCCACGTCGATCAAGCCCAAATCTTCCTGGAATGTGCCCGATAAGGGGGGCGCAACAGTTATCGTGTATGGCGAGTTGGCTGGCACCGAGCATGCCTCACCCTGCTGAACAAGGGTTGATGTGGCTTGTGCCGCCTCACCCCATAAGGTTTCAAAGGCAGACGTATTTATATCTCCCACCTTTGCTTTAACCTCAATCTTCCCGCCTGCTTGCGCTACTGCTAGCGGGAATACTCCAGACCCTTTCAGTTGTTTGAGTTCAATATCAATGCCCAGCTCGATTTCCTGCAAAGCCAGTAATTGCTCTGCTTGGGGAATGGCTATCGTATTGCCCGCAGCATCTTTTGTCCGCTTGAGAATCACGGAACCTACGCCAAAGTTATACATTTACTTCTCCTTGAATGTGGTTACGCCTCGCCAACTGGGCGCAGATAATGAAAGTGGTACTCACTTTTAAAAAGCAATGCAGTACCGTCGCCGTCTTCAAACTCGTAATCAGAATAGATATGCTCTACCCTGGCCACATCAGTTAGTCCTGGCACCCCACCGATGCTAAGGACCTTTGCATGAAGCGCTTCAACCAGCGGATCGGCTTGAGTTTCTACTGCTGTAGAACTATCACTCGCTCTCGCGTGTAAGTGAATTTGCACAGTAAAGACGCAGCGGTTAGTTACTGCGCCGTAAAGCTGATTCTGCTCACCAACCGGAACAATGACAATTGCAGGCAACTCGTCACGATTAAATGATTCAACCCGCCCGCGAAACACAGGACAACCGAGTGAATTGCTTGATAGGGATAGCAGCAATGCTTGAAGAATTTTTTCGCGCTTAGTCATAACTTTAGTGTTGCTCGGTGTAGGGCACCATCATTGATTGCGGTCGCCTCTCGCACCGTGTACTGAACACCATCGACAACTATTGGCATGCCGTGCTTGATGCCAAGCAAGGATGCAGCTGGGTAAATAATGTTGTAATCGGTGGAGGATTGCATGTCAGCGAAAATGTTGGCATCGCCCTTGTTGAATAAGACCGTGGCAGTTTGCGTAACACCATTAACAGTAATAGACGCAGGAACGCCAAAGTCCGCAAACAACAGGGCGAGGTCTTCTACAAACATGCTGATATCAACTAAGCAGGTGGGTTAGCTTGAACCAGTGCCGCTTGCTGAGCGGCTAAGGCTTGGGCCACCGCTTTGTCAATAAGCTCTTTAACCTGATCAATCGGCACTGCAGCCTCAACAGGCTGGGATACCGCTTGATTGAGGTACTTGGTAGCCTCTTTATCTAGCGGCACGAGTTTGTGCTTGTGTGGCTCAGCCTCTTCGGCGGTGAAGTCGATTTCGTCACCAGGATAGAAACTGCGCTCAACCAATTGCTTTGTACCATCCGATAAATCCCGAATAGATTGGGCGTGAACTACAAAACCATCGCGGACTGTGAATTTCATGTTTTTCTCCAAAATAAAGCCCCGCCGCACCGCAGCGATGCGGCGCAGCGCGGGGTAAGTCCCTTAATCAAAAAGAGGTGCTGACTTATTGATGATTAGAAGCCAGGTGTGAGGGCGTCCGACATGACGGCGAAAGAAGCAGCGTGGCGAACGCCAACGTCAATAGTTTGCAAGACGCGCAAGACCACATCGCCGTTTGCAAACGTATCGTTAACGGAGCCGTAGGGGTTTACAGCAATTTCCATTGCGCCCCACTCGCCAATCAGCAATTCTTGCCAGTTACCAAACACTAACTCGGAGCAAATACCACTAGAAGTACCCTTGGTGAGGTTATAGCGAAGTTGGTTAGATTCAGCGTAAGCATATCCCTTTACAGTAGTCGGCATAGCACCACTTACGCCACCATCCTGACTCCAGAGATATTGACCCGTACTAGACTTGATTGTAGAAAGATATCCAGACACTTTCGTATTGAAAGCAAACCCCAAACTGGCCATCGGTGCGTTAGCAATTTTTGGTGCGCTGTACAACTGAATCAAATGGTCAAACGTAATATTCGCACCGTTAGTTCCGCCGATAACGGAACCAACCCCAGCAGAGTTAACAATACCAGTGGGCTGGCTGCTAGTTCCAGAACCTGAAATCGATGCCAAATCTAAAGCCAACGAAAGCTGAGCCATCATGTCTTGGCGTATGAGCATCTCAATTGCAGGAGTTGCTTGCAGTAACATCAGCCGAGAAACTTTACTTAGTCCACCGACTGTTTTGGGTCGGAGAGAAACCTTATCAAAGGTAGCCTCTGCTTCCGTTAAACCTCCAGACTCACCCACCCAGTAAGTTTGAGTAACGCTATTCTGACGGGGAATGTCCACGTTACCCACCAAACCAGTCAGGTAACGAGCACCAAGCTGGCCTGTTACAGAGACGCTGCGCAATACTTCAATAAAACTATCAGATAGCAATTGAGTTTGCACTAGGTTGCCACCTTGGGCCGCGGTACCAACCAAATATGGAGCACGAGATTGCAGTCCAGGTGGAATCAGACCACCAAGCGCCCGTATATGGTCTTTAGTTGGGGCAAATGGTAAATCACTTGGCAGGAAAAAACCTTGACCACTTGCATTGCGGCCCGACTGTTTTTCAATGGCAATTGAAACTTCTCGCTCAAAGCCAGCTTGCCGCCAGTCGTTCCCAATCGCAGCATTAATAGCTCTGATCATGGAGTACTGACCTTTTTCTGCGTCAGTTAAACCAATTTCAGTACCCATACCAGCGGGTTTTTGCCCACGGGCATACATCTCTTCAAGCACGACACCGCGAGCCAATTCGATGCTGGCACCCTCGACAACTAAACGACGCTGGGTTTCCTGATTAACGTTGAATTTGCGGCACAGCGCTTCAATTTCTGTAATCCGCTTGCGCTCTTCTGCAAGCGCTTCGTCGCGGGTTTTTTTGAGCTCGTTTTCAATATTGATCCCACCGGCAGCGCCACCGGCAGCACCATCATCGTGCGCACGGTCGCGCACTGGGTAGTGTTTAAATTTCATTTGAGTATCCTCGGAAGGTTCGGCGGTTGCCGGTTGATTGACGCTTGCGGCTGAAGAGGTCGCATGCGGTTGGTCTGCGCCGTGGCTGCGCCCGATACCCACAGTGGAGTCGGCAGGTACAGTCACTAGCGAGATTTCGTAGGGCTCCCAATCGGTGCCCGTGTAGGTGTCGGCGTCACCATCGCCATCGGTCTGGGCGGTGTAGGTGTAAACGCGATACATGAATGAGGCATTGACCAGCACGCCATCGGCGGCTTGCTGCATGGCCCATTCGCCTCGCTGGTCTTTGCCAAAGCGGACGGTGCAATACAAGCGCTGGTTTTCTAGCCAGATGCGCTCTACGACGCCCAGCAGGTCATCCATGTTGTGATTGAAGAGCAGAGGCAGATAACCTTGCCGCTGACCGATGCGAGCCGCGCCAGGTGCATGACTAAGAATTTCGTCACCAAACCAGCGCTCTACCGGCTCTTCGCTAGAAAATGGAAAGGTAGCGGTGCGCGCTTCGGTATCAACAATGAATTTTTGATCTTCGGCGGCGCGCAAAAAACTGCGCTTTTGCGGCTCGTTAACTTTGGGGGCTTGCTTGCGCATGAGTGCTCCAAAAAAAAAGCCCTCAGATCGCTCTGAGGGCTTTGCATGGGGTTGAAATTGGGTGGTTTAGGTTTCGCTGCTATCTAGTCCGCTACTGGTGTCATCGGTAGAGTCATTCGACGAATCGCTTGCGTCATCGGTATTGCCAGCAACATCACCATCAGCGGCGTTGGGGCTGGTATCACTTTCATTCGCCGGGGTCGCCGCTTGGGCTTGGCCTTTGTCGTTGACTTGGGCGGGGTCGGTATCAAAGATGAGATCAAGATCAGCCATCATGTCCAGCTCATCTCGACGAGCTTTGAATACGTCTTCGGCATCCAGCCCGCCTGCTGTATCGGCAATCACATCGCTAACGGTGGTAAAGCCACTGCGCACCGCCAATTTGTAGGCGGTGACTTCTTTGGTTGGATCAATCCACGACCAGCCGCGCGGCTTAAAGCGCACGCGTTGATATTTTTTGGTATTGCTGAAGTAATCGGGGATGGTGACGGCACCACTGAGTACGGCAGCATCCAGCCATTCGCGGTGGATTTCTTGCCGCAGCGAGCGAATAAACCAGCCTTGCAAGATGCGCCACAAGGCGCGGTCATCTAACAATGCCAAGCGGCTGCTGCTGTAGTTACTTTGGCTGTAATCGCGGCTCAAACTCTCATAACTCACCCCCACGGCTGCGGCCATGGAGCGCAGCATGAAGCGCATAAAAGGTTCTAGCGCAGCATTAGGGCGGCTGGGGTTGAAGCCGACAAAGTTTTCACCGGGGTTGAGCTGCTGGAAGGTGCCGGGTTCTGCGTCGTAAATGCGCTGGTTATTTTGCACGTCATCGCCGGGCAGCCCATCGGGCGTGGTGAAAAAACCGACGATGTTGGCTGAAGCGCGCGCAGCGATGATTTCGGCCTCTGAATAACCATGCATGTCGTTAAGACGGCGCAGGCAGGCGTGCATCCATGGCACGCCGCGCGTTTGCGGCCAGCGCTCAATCATGTACAAGTGAATGATTTCATCTGCAGGGATGCGAATAAATCGCTGTACATCGAATGACATAAACTGGTAGTCGCCCGGATGCTTGGGGTGCAGCCAGTAGGCGACGGCACGGCCCCACTCATCAACCTCGACGCCCATGCGGATCATGTTGCCGTTGGGGGCTTTGGCGGTTTGGATTTGATCGACTAGTCGATCTGCTTCAATTACCTCAATTGCAAACGGTATTTGGCCACCGCCGAATGGTTGGCGGATTTTACGGATGAGCACCTCACCAGCTTCAAATAGCTGCCCAAGCGCCAAGCGCTCTATATCGGCAAAGGCGAGCTTACCCGCGACGTGGCAGGTTTTCGCCTCGGCCCAGTCTTGCCAGGCCTGTTCGATTTGATCGTTAAAGCGCGATTGAAGTTTACCTGCGCTACTAGCAACGAGCGCTTGCATGCCAATGCCTGAGCCAATGACATTGTTTTGTACAATGCGCATGGCATTTTTGGCGTATTCATTATCCCGCACGAGCTGGCGGCTACGGGCACGCAACGTCCGCAAACTCGTCAGAATCTCTGAATCACCGCTTGTATTGGTTGCCTGCCAGTTAGCGGTAAGGCGACTAAATTCAGCCCCTTCAAAAAAACGCTTTTGGACTGGCTTACTGGCCTGCAAACGCTTAGCCATCCATTCCCGCAAGACGACGCTACCGGGCTGCTTAACTCGCTCGACGTTGTACCAAGGTTTCATCTAAACCTCACTAGGAGTCGGCGTGGATCACCGAGGCCGTTAGCAATTTGTTTGGCGGTACGCTCGCTATTTACTCGGACTTTCCAGTAATTAATTAGCTGTAACAATTCCGGCACGCTGGCAAATTCCATGGTTCTATCAGCGATGGTGTAACGCTTGATTTTTCCCTGCGTACTTTTGAAACTGGCTAGGGCGGCTTCTGCATCAGCCAGCGCTTTTTCGGCGAGGCTTCGACCGTCATATGGCGTATCTATTCGAGTCAGATCAGGAGTGACTTCGATTTGTCCGCTTGAAATTGTTACGCGCTCACCCGCTTGATTAGAGAGCACTGCAACGTAAAACCATTGTCCCGCTGCCATAGGTGCGGAATTAGGGGCGGTGAGTGTCGTTTTCCAGCCGCTGCCGTTGGCCACGGCGGCCACATTGATTCCGGCGCCGGGGCCTCGGAAATAATAGGTGAGCGTGTATGTAGCTGACGTGTAGGACTTGTTGTTATCGTCCACATACACATCATCAGTCCAGGATAGGCTATCACCTGCAACGAGGGTAGCAGGTAGATTCGTGGCGTCGTTCATGTTTGGCTTTACTACCAGCGCGTTGCGGAAAACTTACGGGCGGGCTGGAAAGTTTGGGGTTTACTTGGTTTTGTTTCAGGTGTTTCGCTCTGATCAAATAGCGTAGGTTGGTTCAACCTCGCTTCTTCAATTTGCCAGCGGTCTTCTTTCCACAGATTGATCTTTAAACTGCGGGCGGCATGGAGTGCATAAACGGTGCAATCTAGCGCTTCGTTTCTGACCCCGGCTTTTTTTTGCCACACCTTACGATTGCGAATCGTTCGGTGCGGGGCCTTTACTTCACTGGTCATCTGTTCAAAGAAATCTGGGCGCACGCCGCTGTACCAGTGCATTCGGCCTGGGCCATTTCCTACCAACTTGAGGCGACCCGCCCCAGCATCATGACCAAGGATGAGGTCTTTTGCGCGCTGCGTGCCAACAATGAATGGCCGCAAACCGTACTTGTGCGCTTTTTGTTGCCGGTTGGTATCTATCGCTACCTTGGGCGGGCTAAAAATCTCGCGCCCTTCATCACTACTAGCCCCCTTCACCGCCATGTAATTGCGACCCATACGCTTGCGGACAAACGCATAAACGGCATCAGACGTTTGGCCGTCAGAGCTATCAATAGAGACCGCACGCACTTGCAAGTGGCCGCCAATTTCATGCTCATATTGTCGCGACAGCAATGCTTCTAGGTCAACCCACGCGCCATGTTCTGGCACCATGGTTTTGCCGTGAATTTCGCCCCAATAAACTAGCCAGCTTTCTTCACCACGTCCCCAAGCCCAAATTGCTACAGCAATACGATCATGCTGAACATCGACTCCCGCCGTGAGCACCAGCGCGCCACGCGGAACGGTTAGTTCACCGTAGTGCTCAGCTCGCTTCGCTAAACCGTCAATATCGGGTAAGTCGGTTTGATACGCATAGGGCAGACCTTCGGTGTTATTGCGGAAGGCCCGCATTTTGGTGTCATCACCTTGCGAGAGCGCGTGCTGAGCGACTAAGAATTTCTCAACCAAGCGCGGCAGCGTCGAGCCAGGGAACGGGCTGTATAGCTCGTTAATGTAAAACCCAGCTACTCCATGAAAGGCGGCTGTAGCCCGCCAATCGGCTTTACGTACGTTCCGATTTTTGTCGGCATCATCCCAAACACCACCACAATGCGGGCAGACGTAGTAGGCAGACTGTGGATCAGCTGTACCAAATACCTCATGCAGTTGTGCCGATTCTTCTGACCAGTGGACGTTTGACCATTCAAGTACATGACTTTCGCCGCAATGGTGACAGGGCACAAAAAACTTGCGCTGGTCACTCAGCCGGTAAGCCGCTTCGATTCGGCTGATCCCCTCAATTGTGGGAGTACCACCAAAAATCACTTTGCGGCGCGTGAAGGTCTTGGTACGCTCTTCGAGTAGGGTAATGGTGTCACCCTGCTCACTCACGTTGTCGTTACAATCGTCTGGCTCTTCAATCGCTACCACCGGTGCTGGGGTCGATTTAACAGAGCTGGGCGAGTTCGAGCCAACAAACTTGGCAAATCCCCCGGGAAAGCTTTTAAACTCTGAACGATTATTTCGATCACGAGTTTTATGTACAGGAATGATCGCAGCGAGCCGTGGCGTTGCTTCCACCATCGGCGTGAATTTTTCGTCGTTGAATTGCTTTGCGGCCTGATCCTTGGCAAACATCACAATCATCGGGCACGGATCTATATCAATCCGCTTGCCCAAGTAATTCATGAGCACGCCATCCGTCCACGCCACTTGCGCAGACTTCATTGCCACCACTTTACTGACAGTAGGATCATCCAACGCCGCGTGCATACCAGCGACCCAGGGCGTTAAGTCAGGGTTATAGCGTCCCGGTCTTGCCGAAGCTTTGGCGCTAAGACGGCGATAACGCCGTGACCACTCCGTTGTGCTGATCTGCTCCGATGGCGCAAGCTGAGCTGCCATTCGGGACAGTAAGCTCTTGATCGCTTGGGTAGTATCGAGCGAAGTGTTGAAGTGCTGAGCGGGTATGTTCATTCAGTAAGGACACATCCAGATTAATGCCGTAAAGCGCGTCGAGCTCGGTTTTAAGTTTGTCGTCGCGCGCAAGCAATTCAGCTTTAAACGCCCCCACCATGTTTATCAGCTCAGGCTCAAGCTGAGCTACATTCACAAGCAGCCCACGCTTCTCAGCTAATATCAGCAGCTTGAGTGCTCGATCCACCTTTTCGGTTTCAATTCGCTCGGCAATCAAACTTTCGCCGCTAGAAGTCTGGTGACCAGACGCCTGCGCACGAAGTGAATCTAAATACTTCAATCGAATTTCATCAAGCGTGGACTGGCGCCAATCAATGCCAAGCTGATCCATTTGCTTTGCTACGGCTTGCTGCGTGATTCCAAGATGATCGGCAATCTGCTGTTGCGTTGCCATTAATACAACCCCCCTGAATATCTGCAAACTAGAGCTTTTTCGGGTCTTTTAGCGCCGTAGCTAAATACGCTAGAAAGGACCCGCTAAATTTTGTTTGAATAGTAGTTAATTGACCTGACAACCTCTTTGTCTAAGTCTTGGACTACCTTGCTGACTACAGCTTGGGTGATTCTCTTTGTATTGAACATGCCGGGAACATCTAAGGTCTCTACTGCCTTTATATCTCGCCCGTTGCCAGTCCTGACGAATACAGTTCTGCCCTTGTTGCCAATGAATGCCCCAGGTATGAGTTTTCTACCGCCAACCTTTTTAATTTTTATCGAAACCCCGCCGCCAGGCTTAACTACAATGGAGCGCCAATCACCATTAGGGAATTGAACATTGACACGCTTCCCCGGCCCGCGTCCCTCTACCGTCCTAGCGTCAAACATAATTACGTTTCTGCTACTCCGACCTCGACGCCGACCAAATGCCTGCAAGCTGACAAAAAGCTTGTTGTTCTTTCTTGACGCTTTTGAAACAAACAATTGCGAGCGGACATCGCCAGCCTTGACGTTGTATTCAGCCGTGATACGCCTAGTCATCTCTGCCCGGGCTTTAGCAGCAGTTGCATTCAATGCAGAAACAACCACCTTGTTATAAAACTCACCGCCAAGGCTCCTGATTTTTTCCAATGCCCCCCCAGCGTCAATAGAGAAATTGATATTGATCATTTCAAAAGAAAGCGCCCGATCATCTCTGACCGGGCGCATAGGGGTGCCAGGGGTTGGCACATGGAGACGGGTTAAACGGCAAAGCTGCTTGCACGTAGCTATTGCTAGTGTATGAATATTATCAGATCATGTTTTAGGTAGCTAAACGTTTTTTTACATAGGCATATCTTGCCTCTTGCACTTGGCTGCGCTGGTTATCCCAAAGCCACTGAATCTGTCGCTCACGCTCAGCAAAAGTAGCTGAGCTAATTCCCAGCATAGAAGCCGCAGCGCGGGCACCATAACCTTTGCGATAAACCTGCGTTAACAAGTTTTGATAATCTTTACATAAGCCCGCCACAAACTTGTCTGTTTCGTGAGCCTCTAACGACTCAATCGGCACATGAGACGCGGGCACTGAATTACCGGGCACAAACATTCCAGCCGAGAGCCGAGCCTCTAGTGTCATCTTTCTGTAGCCACTGTCGCCGCTAGACCACTGCGCCCACATAACCATTCTTCGATGCAGATCACCTTTTAATGCCACAACTCACCCCCGTATTCAGAACCATATCCCTGACAGCAATAGATCCACTCCAATCACTTAACCCGCCCAGCTCATGCCCTGCCTCTTTGGCATAAAACCGACCAGACCGAATAGCATCATCCACTACCTCTTTACCAAACGCCTCGCGCATCTCATCAAAAAACTTGGTGCATTCCGGCATCAAAACACGGTAGTTTTTTTTCTGCACGCCTAACCTCAATCAGGTTGGGTTATAGGTTAGGCACTGCAAAGCCTTGAATTTACTTACTTTACCTAACCTCCTAACCTGCCCTACCCGATTATCTTGCGTGTGTGTGTGCGTGCGTGCGTGCGCCCGCGCACCCACATACGCACGCACATGTGCGCACACGAGAAAACAGGTTAGGTAGGTTAGGAGGTTGGACGTAGCCTTATCTGGCGCGGCTTGGCACTGCCTAACCTCACTCCTAACCTTGCTATGTAGGGCAGAGTTTTTCTCAGAAATACCCTTTTCCGGTTGCGCCATCAGGCTCCCCGATCTCTGGGCAATTTCAGCAAAAAAATCAAAGTGGCAAATCTGCATATTCTTTTTCCTGTATGCAATCCACCGCCTCCACCCCTACCAATGCTTGCGCAGGCCGTACGTATGCGTAATACCTGCGGTTCCCAACCACTTTACGGACCTTACGCCAGCCCAATTTATTCATAGCCTGCCCTATCCTCGTCTCCGCTGCGCGAGGCGTTCCTAAGGCGCTTAAATCAAGCCGCAACACCTCACTCATGATCTCTTGCGTCGTTATTTCTGCCCGAGTGTTGCCAGACAAGAAAGCCTCTATCGCCTCCGCCCAGGCATCGCTTACCTCAAAGTTCTGGCAAACTGGCTCAATCAGACGCAGCGATTCATCTGGCGTCGCATAGCTACGCTCACCCGCACGGACCTCATGCAAGGCTTGCGCAAAGAGCTGATCGCGCCACTCGGCCAACAACTCTAAATTAGGGCGACTGCCGGGTGGAATCTCTACCGGCCAGTAGCGGCGGTTCCCAGTCTGGTCTTTGAATATTTCAAGATTGTTCGTAGTACCGCCAAACACACACACACGCGGTACCGCCTCGACGCGCTTACCATACGGCAAGCGGAAACGGTCTGTACTACTCGCCGTAAAGGCCTTAATGGCCGTAGATTCGGCCCGGTTGAATTGCTCAAGCTCACTTAGCTCATAAAGCCAAGCGCCCTGCACCATCATGTAGCTATCTTTATCGCCCGGCTTGAAAGGCGTATCAGCAAACCACTCACCGCCGAGAATTTTCCACACCGTGGATTTACCCAAGCCTTGCGAACCAATCAGAATAATACTGTTATCAAATTTACAGCCAGGATGCATAGCACGCTTCACCATCCCGCGTAAAAATAACTTCCCCACCAAGCGAGTGTACTCATTATCAGCCGCACCAACACACTCATGCAGCCAATATGCGGTCCTATCAAAATCATCCCAGACCAACCCATTCAAGTAATTTTCGACTGGGTTAAATTGATTGCGCTTAGCCACATGCATCACCGCTTGGCCAATGGTTTCTATGCTGCGGATGGTCAAATAGCACTTTGCTGCAATCCAAAAAGAAAGCTCACGATCATCCTGATCCGTCCACTCCCCCTGCTTGCCACCCACCCAGGGCGGCGTAAGTCGCTTGACCACCTTGTTTGAAAAACAATCGTAAGCCACCATGCCAGCCAATGCTGGGTGCAGCTGCAAAATGTAAGCTACGTTATGCCACACATCTTTCGCCACGCCTTCGCTATTCCGAATTAGCTGGGCATCCCAACTCACCGGCTCCGCGCCAGCGTTATCAGCGGTTGGCGGCGTATCAGTAACACCCGTAGGCGCAGGGCTTTGCTCAACATAACTTGATGCGGCCTGTACCTTCTCCGTAATAAAGCTGCGCACCTGCTCGGGCGTCCAGCCATCTTCCAAAACTGCGTCGGCCACATCCCATGCTTCAGGCTTATCAGCCGGTATCGCCAAGATGCGCACTTCAAATCCAAGGCGAGCGAGTATTTTTGCGATGCCCTCTGCGGCCTTCATGCCCGGCTCGTCATGGTCTGGCCATATGACAATCTTTTTGCTGGGCACCAGCGGAACTAAAGAAGGCCAATCCGCCTTGGCGTAGGCTTTACTGCCGCCAGACCAAGAAACACAATTGATATTAAGGGCGAGGGAATTAAATACATCCACACACTTTTCCCCCTCAACCAACAGCGCCCACTGCCCACTACCAAAGCGGTCCAGGCCGTACAGCGGGCGCGGCTCTGCCCATTGCATCCAGCGCCATTCTTCGCGGCCTGTTTCGCTATTTCGTGCATATACGCACGGCAACACCTCTTTGCCGCCATCGCTGGTTTTAAAACGGTACACCACCCCCAGCAACTCACCAGCATAGCTGCGGTACTCCCACTGCATTTCTGGCTTGCCGCGCTTGATGTGCGCCTGCGGATAAGCTGGCGCATCTGCAGGCACGGGCACCACAGGGCACCAGGGCGTGCGCGCAGAGCGCTCGATAGAATCTGGTTTAATTTGAACGACAGCCGGGGCTACTGCCTTAGATTGATACACCCCTAAATCACGCGCAACCGCCATACCCAAGCGGCCAGCTATCGCCTTTGCGGCCTCTAAATTACTCACGCCAAAGCGGGCCGCATAGAGGCTAATTAAATCGCCCCCCTTTTCTGTGCCCGCAAAATCGGCCCACATTCCAGTGACAATGTTCACGGAAAAACTATCACCCTCACCACCCTGCACATCCCCGCAGCGCATTTCTCTACCATCAAAGCGGCCCTGCGGGTACCATTCTGAAAGCAACTGCTTGGCGGCACTCAACGCTGCATCAGCAATGCTCTTAAAATCCAATTTATCCACCCCGCCCCCGCTACCTAAACAGCATCGCAAACTTGCCGAACATTTGCGGCGTTGACTGCTTATGTTCCGGTAATCCGTAAACACAAACAGGGCGCTTCGCATGGGGTACACGCTCTTTTCCCACCACTACCACCCGGCCAGAGCACACCAAACGTCGCATCATCTGTCTTGCTTGAAGTGTGTTTGGAAGCACGTTATGCATAATGGCAGGGCCACTACGTAAGGCCTGCAACACCATAATCGACTCCGGGGAAAGAGGGCGAGGCATCAGCGCGCCCCCTCGTCATATAATCGCTGTGCCATTTGCTTGGCCTCAATCAACATCACAATAGACTGATCCACCTCAGTGTGAATGTTCATCATTTCGTTGCGAGAAACCTTTCCGTCAGCCAATGACTGTGCCAGCGCAGAAACCGCCTCACCCACCTCCTTAAAAAGCCGCGCCATCATCTGTGCGTGAGGCTGATCTAAATGCGCTACCCCAACCTGCATCACCACGTGCCCAAGCTCTTGCGCCATGGCATTCAGTATTGAATAATTCTCCGTCGCCCGCATCACCCGCATGGCCGACACCAAAGAAAGATTATCTTGCGGGCGGGTAAGTGAAACTTGGTTGCTCAGCACACCAGAGCTAATACCAATCGCCGAAGCCAGCGCCATAGCACCACCCGGAAAACCATGCACCGTGTGATGTGCCGCTGTCTTAACACCCATATACTCCACTGCATTCATAAACACCCCCTGTTTACTCGCGTTGCCACTCACTTCGACTTAACTCACACTACAGTCACTACATAACTATGCTCAGAGGCAGAAATGACTAATCAACTAATTCGGGCCAAATTAATGCCCAATCAGGCCGCAAGTCTTTGCGCGTTACGCGCCCGAGTGTCGCCCGCTCGATCTCCACACATCTAGCGGGCGGCACTGGCCGCGTTCCATTTGATAGCTGATCTAAAAATGGGGCTGTGACACCAAGCGCCGCGCTGAGCGATGTGCGACGGGTCCTGTCTTCTGATAAATAATCTTTAAGTTGCATGCCAAAACAATAGCATAGCTATTCTATATTTTGCAAGCCCTGCTATCGTTTTTTTTGGATAGCATCGCTATATATGAGCGCAAAAACATACCAAGAGGCCGAAGGCCAAAAGTTGAAAGAAATTTTTGAGCGGGAAAAACGGGCAAATAAACTCACACGCCCGGTATTCGCAAAAAAAATGAATTTCCCCGGCGGCCCAAATCTGATCTACCAGCACATGGAAGGGTTGCGGCCTATTAGCCTTGAGGCAGCCCTTCTTTACGCTGAAGGGCTAGGCGTCGGCATAGAGGAATTCAGCCCTAGAATTGCAGAAATAGCGGCCCGCATTTCAAACCACGCCAAACCGCGTATCGCCGAACCAACGGCTCCCTACAACACAGACCTGCTTGATCTCTATGGAGAAATTCTCTTAAACGTTGACAAAGCCATCGCCGCTATTGAGGCTGGTTTTGGCTACAAAGCCAAGCCCGGCTTACGCTCAAAAGTATTGCGCATATTAATCGAGCGCGGAGAGAGCCAAGCCTGGACGGATTCAGCAAGACTGATTGGACAGATAGCAAGCCTAGCCAAGGATGATGCCTAACCCCCTCCTAAGCTATCAAAAATGACAGGTGACAATGAATTTGCGCCTTGCTAATGTGTATAAAAAATACACAGAGGCAATTGAGGCATGAATGACTTTGACGCAGCATTGAGGCAAGCTGTTTTGGATGGATTTGAACCCGTGACGCCGAGCCCAAAAAAACGGGTAAAGAAAAGTAGCGTTAAGGCTGGCCCAGGTGGGATCGCCATCGGCACCATTAAGATCAAGGGCGGCACACCAGACCAAGTAGCAGAACTGCTACATAAGATTAAGAATCAGCCCTACTCACGGACTGGATAAACATACCGTAAACACCAATAAGGCCAAAAACCAACAAACGGGCCTATTGGGTGAGGTATGAGTAAAGAACACAACGGATTATCTGTAAATCAGTTAGAGATTGATTTCACGCCGCCAGCGGGCCTACAGTCTGACTTTCCAGAAAGCAGGCCGCTAAAGCTATCACACAGAATGGTGGGTAAATGCCCTGTTTGCAAAACACCCGTGCCAAGAATCGCAAAACACTGCCCAAACGACCTTTGCAAATCGGACTTGGCATACTACTGGCGTGCGCGAGAAGAGAAGCACCGACTCAAGCGGTGGCTACCCTTGGCCCGGTGGTTGGTGGCTACAGCCGGGGCAGTTTATCTTATTGCGCACATCCAAAATATGCACCTACAGGTAGCCTCGGCCACTTTAGCGACGGCGATTGGTCTTTTCATTCACATATACTATCGACGCATCAAAAACCAAACACAACGAGCCAGGGCGGTTGGCAAGCCGCCACCGATTTAAACTAAGCTAGCGGCGTATTAAAAAGAGGCAGATATGAACGAATTTCTACAAAGAGTAACCAAACACATAGAGCACGTAACATCAGTCGGCGAGCACTGCACCACTGAAGAAACGACGAAGCAAGCGCTGATACTACCCTTGCTAGATATTTTGGGTTTTAACCCATACGACCCCACCAAGGTGAAGGCCGAGCACGCCGCTGACTTCCCCGGCGCCAAAGCTGGTGAGCGCGTTGATTACGCTCTCTTTTGCAACGGCAAGCCGGTTATGTTTATTGAAGCTAAGCCGTTTAGCTCTAACCTAAACAACCATTGCCCGCAGCTCTCAAGATATTACAACGCCACACCAGACGTAACCGTGGGGGCCATAACAAACGGTCGTGAGTGGCGTTTTTTTACCGACCTCGTTAACAAAAACATCATGGATAGCGAGCCATTTCTAACTGTCCGCTTTGACCAAGGCCAAACTGAAGCTGCACTTCAATTAAACCAGTTCCACCATGACAAATTTCAACCAGAAGCGTTGCGCGCCATGGCGGAAGAAAACACCTACCTTTCGGCTTTCAAAAACGCAATCACTCACATCCTTAGCGAATGCGACACTGATTTCGTCAAGTACATGGCCGCCAGAGCGGGCATTCAGCGAACATTTACTGCACGCTTCATTGAGACAGTGCAGCCAATTATGAAACAGGCTGTGGTCAAAGCGATTAGCGACATGGTGACCACATCACTCACCAAACCAAGCCAAGCCGACATTAGCGCCAATGAGACGGCCCCGCCACCACCACCCGCATTTGACCCCGACGCCCCTACAATAGACCCTAATAACTCCAAAATCGTCACTACAAGCGCAGAAAAACGCTTGCTTGAAATAAGCACAGACATTCTGCCTAATGAACCCTTAGTTGCCAAAGATACAGAAAGTTATTTTTCGGTGCTATATGAAGGCAAGGCAAACCGCTGGCTGGTTCGCTACTGGGCTAACAAAAAACGCCCCACGCTCAACTTTTGCATGCCGCTCACCGAACAACATCGGCTGGAAATCAAGCGCGCAAAAATTGAAATGATGGGCAGTGACAGCTTGGTGCTAGATAAGCCCGACCTTTTAAGCAGAATCCCAGGGCTGTTAGATGACGCGCTCGCATTTTGCAAAAACGATGAAAACTTTAAACGTGCGCAAGCGCAAGACAAGCAACCGGAGTAAGCAACAAATGGTGCTGCGCCCAACCCATACACCGACAACTAAAGGAGCAATAATGCGTAAACTTTTATCTACTTTCGTTTGTTGTTTTGCCTTAATAGGCTGCGCAGGCACCCCATTTAAGTGGGATCAAGCCAGACAGATCAAAGAAGGCATGACAGAAGCCGAAGTGACAAAGATCATGGGCGCCCCGTATCTGGTGAAAAGCAGCCAGGAAGGCATGGTTTGGGTGTGGAGCTACGCCGACACATTTAGCGGCTCTAGAAGCGTGTCAATCGTTATTAAAGACGGCAAAGTCGTTAAACCACCCCCAATACCTGAAAACTTCAAATAATTAGCTCGAACACAACACCCGCTTCGGCGGGTTTTTTTTCACAAATAAATATAGCATTGCTATTGACTTAATTTGATAGCTTTGCTATTGTTCTCCCGCAGTCCACGAAAACGGGAGAAATCATGGAAACCAGCTCAAGTCAGCAGCCAGTCACCAAGCCATACCGCAGCCCAGTTCATTACACAACCGAGTCGGTTGACGTTGAGGTAAGCCTAAGCGTTTTTACTGACGAGGAACTAGCCTCTGAAATAGCCTATCGAAAAGCGGCAAATCAAAAAGCCATCTTCGATGATGAAAACTTAACTCGGTTTTTTATTGACCCAGCCGATCTGCACAAAATCAGGCATTTATTTTTAATTGGCAGAGAAGTTGAAGCAAGCCAGCTTTGTCGAGAGCTCATCAATGAGCTTCTTGGGACGGCCATCTGACCATGCGCGCCGCCGCCCCTATATCCATCCTTAATCGGCTTTGCGCAGAGCAAGGCATAGCCGATTTAAACGCCGCTAGCGATGCGCTTCAACGCGCACTGGCCCTAGAGGGTGCGGCCATTTTGCGCCGCCAACAACGCGCACCGCACAAACCAAAACCAGATATTAAGAAAATTGTCGCGGGAGACTTTGAATGACGCGCCACCACTCACGTTTGCCGCCGCTAGACCCTATACCCGCAGCCGTGCGGTCATGTGAAAAGTGCGGCCACCCATTACAAAGACGCCCATACGGCAAGATATTGGAATGCCTGAATGAAGTCTGCGACGCATCTATTTACTTTTCCGCAGATAAGGCAGCGGCGTTGAGCGCAGCAAAAACGGCCAGCACCGCTTGCTGTGTTGTAGCAGAACCGAACTCTGCCTCTGCAATTAGCGAAGCAAATTTTAGGCGCTGCCTAACCGCTATCGCGCAATCAGTTTCAGCAGCAGGAATGCCTGTTTTTCTTACTGAAATCATTTCAATGTATCTATCAAAACAATCCGTTGCATCGTTAACCAAAGAATCTGACATGTCCAACCCCACCATAGATAAGAACAACAACAATAACACAGGCGATGCCGTCAACCACCCGAGCCACTACACAGAACACCCGAGCGGCGTAGAGTGCATTCAGATTACCGAGCACATGAATTTTTGCGTTGGCAACGCCATTAAGTACCTTTGGCGGGCGGGGAGAAAAGAACAAGCCGCGCACATTGAAGACCTTAAAAAAGCCCGCTGGTACATTGACCGTGAAATCCTACGCCTGGAGAAAAACGATGCGAACCTTTGAAATCAAAGTCATCACCAAGACCGCTAACCTTTTTTACAAGGGCATTTTTATGAGCGCCATCGATGCTATTGATTTTGCTCTTGAAACCCTGGCGCTTGAAAACTCCAAAATCACGGTCAAACCATGCGCCGCATAATCTCTCTTTACCAATTCTACCGACGCGGGCTGCGCGGGCGCTGGGCTTCTTTGCTGCGGGCGCTGCAAGTGGTGTTCAGGGGGTATGCAGCATGACAGCCCTCGCCTTACTCTTCAGCACCTTTGTACTCGTGTTTGCCCTAGGTTTCCAAAGCCAAAACGTGAACGGCGGCCACTACAAGAGCGCAGCCATCACCAGCTTGGCGATTGGCGCTGGGCAGATGATTTTGTACAAGCTAGCGCCCACCGCTAACTGGATAGAAATTGCTGCCTATCTCTGCGGCGGGCCACTTGGCATAGTGGTGAGCATGTGGGCCCATCGCAAATTCATGAAGGGCCACCACCATGCCCGCTAGCAAAAAACCCCGCAAGCAATACCGTGGCGGCGTTAGTGCCGCTAACGTCAAGCTGCGCGCCCAGCCGTACAAGCTGCATGCAGCTTTTCAGCCGATGCTCGACTTGCTCAACCACATCGAGACCACCGGCGAAGTGGAAGCCACAGACAAGGGCGTGCCGATCATGCGGGTGTTTGGTGATAGCGAATATTACGAGATGGCCGCTGCCATTGAGGGCTTTTACGATGTGTTTGATGTTTACGCAAACCGCCATGGCGTTGAGATTGACACCGGGCCTATCAAGCGCTTGGCAAACTGCTTGCGCACCAGCACGCCGCTGCAACAGAGCCACATAAACGCAGCCAGACATTGCCTGCATGAGCTGCGTGAGATAGCCGGAGACATGCGGGCCGGTGAAGCAAAAGATTTAGTTAGGACCGTACAAATTAAATATGAAATTGAGGCATTGAGAGCATGAACATCGTTAGCAAAGAAGCAATACGCAGCAAGTACAACCTGTTATTGAGCAGTGGTTTTAACGAGCGCCAAGCGCGCGCGAGTATCAAAAGTTTGTTTGGGGTTTGTGAGCAGAGTGTTAATGAGTCACTGACATGGAGCCAAGAAAATGAAATGCAATCAACGCTGCAACCAAGGCCGCAATTGCCAATGCCAAGTTTCGCCGAAAAAAATCACCGGGGCAATTGTATCAATCAGCCCGTTTTTAGTGCTGATTGTGTCGGGCATCTTGGTTAATGGGCGCGACTTTGAACTACACAGAGCATCGCTGTGGAAGCCCTGCTTCGGTATTTACAACATTGCCGACAAACTAACTGAGCGAAACAGAATGATCGTTGTCGAGAAGATCAAACACGGCGATTATGAGCACGCTGCGGGGCATGCGGAAATCTTCATGAGCGAAGGGGGGGCGATATGAAAGAGCGCCCTATCTTATTTTATTCCGAAATGGTTCGCGCAATTCTTGGCGGTCGCAAGACGCAGACGCGGCGAGTAGCGCCGATAAGTGACTTGAAAATCAAACGAGAGAGCGGTGGAATAGTGACGTGGAGTGTTCGTTTCACTAAACCAGTTAAGGGCGTGCTGGGAAGCCACAGCGGCGGCATTGGCAATATACATCCGCATAACATCATCGCTTCTCAGTTCAGCCCTTACGGACGGCCAGGCGACCGCCTTTGGGTGCGGGAAACGCATTGCTTTTGCCCTCGCTCTCCAAGTATGAAAAGTTTTTCATATAGTCCAGAAGAATCTCGCGTAGTTTACGGCGCTGATGATGTATGGCTAAGCGGGCCGAACGGTCCGCATAAGCCGAAGATGCGTCCATCAATCCACATGCCCCGTTGGGCCAGCCGCATCACTCTTGAAATTACAGGCGTGCGCGTTGAGCGGTTGCAGGATATTAGCGAAGCGGATGCAATTTCGGAGGGCGTTGAGCGCACAGTAATCGGTGACGCTTGGCGACGTTACTGCAACGATACCGAGCAAGAGGCTGCAGGACTTACGCCGTGTGGCACTGCTTCTGCATCTTTTTGTTCGCTGTGGGAATCCATTAACGGCCCCGAATCATGGGATGCAAATCCGTGGGTTTGGGTAGTCGAATTTAAGCGGGTGACGCCATGAACCCTCACCTATGGCTGCAAGTCCGTCTGCACTACGCAGCAAATGTAAAGAGCGTGCCGGTTCTAACAAAGCAAGCCACCAAAAATTAAGGAGATAGCGCATGCAAGATTTATCTTACAAAACACATCGCATTTACTTCGAGCACCACGAGCTCGGAAGGGTGGGGTTTTTGGATTTCAATACCGGCAAAATGGTATTTGACGGTGACATGCACGAGAGTGCGAAGATATTTTTTGATCTCTTGAGCAGTAAGTGGGGCACTAGAAATACAGAAATGCTGGCAGCAGACAAGCAAGGAATGCTGATCGACTACCAGGGCATGCTCAACCAAGCCGCAGAAGCCCTCGAACGATCTCGCGAGAAAGCCCTGGCATTCATGCTGCAGCAGTTCAAACAGCATCTATCACAAGCCGGGAAGGCTTTCTACAAGCAAGATTTGCCGACAGTAGATGAATTCTTGCAACTGTACTGCGTCGCGCAAGAGGGGCGCGTGGCTTTGAAAGCAAAGGAGCAAGCATGACGGAAAGCATAAACGAGCCGTTAGCTCAATCTCATATTTTTTATGGGGATAAATGTTTCTTTGTTAGCACGATTAACCGGCAATCATCAGCGGTACTGGCTGGAAATAATATTTACTCTGAAACATTGGTTTGGGAATGGAATGTAGAAAAGAGTGAGCGGCAAGGGTACATATTGCATCAAGCAGAAGGTGCAAAGAACTCAATAAAAGCACATCAATCTATTTGCCAGTATTTATTTGAACATGGAAAGCCGCCAGAGGAGCAAGCATGAGTGAAGAACTAGAAAAGATAATGAAGTCCTTTCCAATAAAGGCAAGATTATTTTCTCAAGCCGCATTGTCTGAAGTTGATAGACTTCGTAAGCTTAATGCGGAGTTGGTTGATGCGCTAACAACTTCTAGCAAATGGGCGCTGCCTATTATGGAGAGAGATGCGAGAAGCCCATCAAATTCGCAGTGGGCAACTGAAGAAATAAACCAAGAAAAAAACTTTATTGTTTCTGTACTAGCCAAAGCAAAGGAGCAATCGTGATTATTAACTTTTTAATTCAGAAAGTGCGCCGCTCTGCGTTTGTAATTGCAAACTCTACAGACCGAAACCCTGTCTTTGCCTGCGTGCTCGTCGCCATTTTTTACATCGGGTTTAACGCGCTGGAAGCGATGATTGAGCAGATAATTTTCGGCGAACGGTTCCTGCATTGGCTTGACCCAATATTCGCGGCGTGCTTCATCATGTACGCGGGCGTGGTCGTACAGTGGTGCTCTGTAATAAAGACATACGAGAATAAAGCTGCTCTACGCTCGGCTTTAGCCAGCGAAGCAGTCTACGAGGCCAGCGAAATGAAATCCAATAAAGCCCAGTTTCTTAAAGAAAACCTGCGGGAAGGCGAAGTTTACGCAGGGATTATTTTAGGGAACGAAGAGCCAGATTATCACCTCTTTCTGCTACCGGGCGAGCACACCGATATTCAGTGGCAATCCGCCATGGATTGGGCCAAGAGTATTGGCGGGAATTTGCCAACCCAGCGCGAACAGTCACTTCTTTTCGCCAACCGCAAAGATGAGTTTAAAGGAAGCTGGTACTGGTCATGCGAAACGCTCGCAAAGGATAGCAGTTATGCGTGGGTTCAGGGTTTCCGCAGTGGCGGCCAGAATTGCTGCCGCAAGAACAGCTACGGCCACGCCAGAGCCGTCCGCAGATTATTAGTCATTGAGTAATTTTGTATTCATCGACAGGGAGCAAGCATGAGCAACTTATGGATGAACTGGCGGTTCGGTGTTCGCCATTTGCAGGTTGGCACTGACTTCCCATACGTTAGCTTTCGGGTAAATCCGTACCACATTCAGAATAAGCCAAGCAAATGGTTTGAAATTTATTGAGGAACAACATGACTCGACACCCAGTTAACCCGGCAATTCTCGGTCTAATCCAAATACTTGCAAAGCAAGTTATAGAATTACCGACGCCCAAACCCGCAAACGACCCGAGCGCACAAGTAAAGAATGACAGCGGCAATCTACACTCGATACTCGTCCGATAATCAAGACGAAACCAGCACGCAAGACCAAATGCGTCTTGCCATGCAGTATGCCGAAAGGCATGGCCTGCGCGTTTGCGGGGTGTATTCGGATGAAGAACTGAGCGGCTTCATGACAGTAGAACGCCGCCCGCAGGGGGCAAAGCTGCTGGCTGCATGCGCGCGCGGCGAAGTTAAAACAATCATTATAGAGAGCCTGGATAGGCTGAGCCGCAATTTGGTTGATCAAGAAACCATTGTCCGTAGGCTAGAGTTTTCCGGGGTGCGTATCGTGAGTACCAGCGACGGCTACGACAGTTTGCGTGATGATCGAGAAATGCAGCGCGGCTTTCGCGGCCTAATGAATGAGCAGTATCTGCGCGATTTAAAGAAGAAAACCCACCGCGGCCTATCTGGCCAAGTGCATCGAGGCTATCACGCGGGGGGAAGCGTATATGGCTATGAATCGGTGCCCGATGGCAAAGGCTTCAAGCTGACAATCAACGAAGAGCAGGCCAAACACGTCCGCTGGATATTTGAGCAATATGCTGCTGGCAAGAGCTGCCAGAAGATTGCCGCCGAACTTAATCTAAACCGCATCCCTAGCCCTAGAAATTCTACTTGGGCTGTATCTGCACTATACGGCTGCCCAGCCAAGGGCAGCGGCATTCTGAACAATGCCACGTATGTCGGCCACTATATTTGGAATCGCTCACGCTGGGAAAAACACCCGGACACGGGCAAGCGAGTACGAATAGACCGGCCAAAGGAAGAGTGGCAGATAATGGAACGGCCAGAGCTACGCATCATTGATGATGCCCTGTGGCAGAAAGTGCGTAACCGCATCGACAAGCCGAGCCTCAAAGGTGGCAGCAAAGGCGCTGGAAGGCCCGCCAGGACACTATTCGGGGGGCTGCTGACGTGCCACCAGTGCGGCGGCCCGATGATCGCTGTAAACGCCCACAAATACGGTTGCGCAAACCATAAAGACCGTGGGGATGCTGTCTGCGATAGCAAATTGCTAGTGAGCAGGGAAAAAACTGACCAGCGGCTACTCAGCCTAGTGCGGGAAGAGCTTCTATCGCCAGCAGCTTTAGTTGAGATGCAAAACGCCGTCAAGCAATTGATCGAGAGTGAGCAAAGTAGCGCGAGCGCAAGCCATCATGCTGCCAAAAAACGTCTTGCAGAAATTGACAAAGAGATTGGCCGACTGGTCGATGCGATTGCCGCAGTCGGGGTATCGCCCGCCCTTGCCGAGAAACTGAAAGCGGCAGAGGCCGAAAAGGCTGCTTTGAAAGAAGCGCCAGCCCAAGGTAAGCCCAGCATTGAAATGGCCGCGATGGTGGCCCGCTATAAAGAAATGGTGCTAGACCTGCAAAACGCGCTGGCTAAAGACACCAACCACGCGAGAACGCTATTGGCTGAACTGCTTGGTAAAGTAGTATTGGTGCCAGCAGAAGGCGGTGTGTGCGCTGAAATAGAAAACGGCCCAGCGATTGCTGAGCCGTCATCTCTAATCATGGTTGCGGGGGCAGGATTTGAACCTACGACCTTCGGGTTATGA